TCGATAGTGACAGCTTAGGTATTCAATCTAACAATCCGAATTACGATTTCTATTTTACCGCAAAATTAGTTAATGACAGCATCACCGCCCTCCCCACCCTCTCCCCTCCCGCCCACCTCATCACCGTTTACCCCAACCCCACTACCGGTATGGTTTATTTCAGCGGGGCGCCAAGCGGTTGTACTTTGCAGGTGTATAATGTGCTGGGTGAGGTAATTTCTTCCTCCATCATTGACAGGGATAATTACTCCATCAACCTAACCGGTAAGGCAAAGGGCATTTATTTCTACCGCATCACCGGTGCGGATAATGGAGTGCAGCAGGGGAAAGTGGTGGTAGAGTAGTGTTTTGGTTCTAAATCAAACCACTTAGCACTTCAAGGTAAAAAAGAGAAAATGTCATGGTGAACGGAGTTGAACCATGACGGCGTTATGCGGTTCATAGTTCGACTCCGCTCACTATGACATTACCCTATTGGTGTCATAATTCGGCTATTGGCGCTTCAGGAATAAAAGACCACCGCACGTACGCGCGTGGCGCGCACACTAAGGAGTAAAACACTGATCGGTAGCGCCAAATAATTACTAATTCAATTACCACTTCCCTTACCATTCTTCATTGGTAAAACAAAAAAAGGTGTCCCACTTTCCACCCCGCTGCCGTTAATCTCCTCACCTTTGTACCCGAAATGTATTGCATAGACCCCACTTCCGATGAACCGATCATGTTGCTCAACAAGCACATCGGGTTTGATGAAACCGACGGGCAGGGCATTGACGGCTCCTTGTTCCAAAGCGAACTGCTGGCGCTGGATGCCATGGGCAAACGCCGCATACAGGTGTGGATCAACAGCCCGGGTGGGGTGGTGATGGATGGTTACAACATCTATAACGCCATACTGAAGAGCAGAACGCAGGTAGACACGTATTGTGTGGGCTGCGCCGCTTCGATAGCCGGTGTGATATTCCAGGCCGGGCGCACGCGTATCATGGCCGACTATGGCTGGCTGATGTACCACATGCCATTTGGCGGCGATGATGAAAGCCTGGACGTAATAGCCGACAGCCTGGTAACGATGATAGCAGGCCGTTGCGGCAGGGACGAGGACTTTGTGCGCCGGATGCTGGAACGCGAAACCTATATCGATGCATTGGAAGCAAAGGTAATTGGCTTTTGCGATGACATAGAGATGAGCGAAGACTACAACCGGACCCGGTTGGCCATAGCCCCCACCGTTAAGGCCAAGTGGGAGGCCGGTAACCTGATACTGAACAAGGCCATTGAAAAAAGTACATTACCAAAACACCATAAAGAAAACAACATGGCAGAGTTACGATTAATAACCAACAAACTGAAGCTGCACCCCGACGCATCGGAGAACAGCATTTTAGCCTCTATCGAAAACATCATGAACCGCGAAAAACAGGCCACCGAAGACCTGGAAACCGCTACCGACAAGCACCGCGACGAGCTGAACCGGATGAAGAAGCAACTGGACAAGCTGGAAGAGGAAAAACAGGAGCGCGACGACGAGCTGGACTCGCTTAAGAAGAAGTATAACCGCCTAAAGGCCGAACTGGACGACGCCAGCGAAAAGAACGAAGAAGAAGATTGTAAGAACATGATAAGCGGTTACGCAAGGACCGGCCGCATCGAGAACAAGAAGGAAGTCATCGCCGACTGGGTGGCCACGGCCCGCTTAGTAGGCAAGGCCAAGTGCGAAGCCATGATCAAGGCGCTGCCCTTGAACAAGGCAGCCGTAAACATTCAACCGGTGGGCCAGAACGAACTGGACGAGAGCGCCCTCCCCTCCAACAACGCCGCCGCCTGGATGGCAAGGACGAAGCTTAAAGTAGCTAATAGGCAGAAACTTAATTTAAATAATTAGATAATTAGCAGATCAGGTGATTAGATGATTAACTACAAAAAGTTGCGCTCATATTCAACTAATCTTCTAATCACCTAATCTACTAATCCTCTAATCAATAACCTAATCAACTTAATCACCTAATCAACTCAAACTACTATGGCAGACGGATTGATAATTAATGACACCAGCTACGCCGGAGACTTTGCTCCCTACTTTGTGCTACCGGCCACATTCGGTATGGATACCGTGACCAAGGGGTGCCTGTATGTAAAGGACGGCATCAAGAAGCAGCACACCATCGGGCGTATTGACTACCAGAACCCCTGGCAGCAGCGCGCCGCAACGCCCACCAGCAGCGGTAACTTTACCATTGATGGCCGCGTGCTGGCCCCGCAGGACCAGATGGTGTACACCGAGTTTAACCCGCGCGACTTTGAAGTACACTGGCTGGCCGAAAAGCTGAGCCGCACCTTGCTGGCCCGCGAAGTGCCCCCCACGGCTGAAAACTTCATGATACAAATGGCGCTGAACCGCGCCTTTGAACAAGTGGAGAACGAGATATGGATGGGCTCTACCAGCTACAGCGCCGCACCGGGTACCGCCGGTAACGGGCAGATATGCTTCTTCGATGGCTTCCTGAAGCAGATGCTGAATGACACGGTGATAACCGGTACCAATATGGTCACCACATCGGCTACCCCGGCGCCGGGTCAGTTAATTGGCGTAGGGGCCTTGACAGATGGCGACACGGTTGCGGCATCCTCTCCCAATCCGGCACTTACCAACATCGCCGATGCCTTCAACGCATTGCTGCAATTAGTAGCTGCTAATAAAAAAGCGCTGCTTGCCAATGCAAAACGTTACGAGCGGATGAAGTTCCTCGTATCAACTAATACTGAACAGGTATGGGATACCTTCATCACTACTACCCAAACATTCAAGGGCGTTAACACCACCGAGCGCGGCATCAACAAATTCAAGGGTTATGAAATTGTGCCGCTGGCCGGTTTGCCGGATGATACCATCATCTTCTGCGAAGCCGTACCGGATACCAGTTCCAACCTGTGGCTGGGCATGAACAGCGTACTGGATGAAAACCTGAAGCTGCAAAGGCTGCAAAACAACTCCGAACTCTTCTTCCTTAAGGGCCTGATGAAGTTCAGCGTTAACTATGGCTTCAGCGAGGAAATATTTTTGTACACGACCCTGACTACGGAAGCATTCACGCAATAGAAAATAATAATTAGGTGCTTAGGAGATTAGATGATCAGATAATTAAATGAACAGCCAACTCAATCAACTAATTTCCTAATCCCCTAATCCTCTAATTATCTAATCACCTAATCAATCAACCATGAAATATCTTCTGAAAATAACCTCCATATTCCCTCTGCTGGCACTGTTCGTTGCCACGGCCCATTCGCAAGCGCCTACTGGCAATATACCGCGTACCGGTAACACGGTGGGCGCTGATAATACCTACCGGGTGTTGAATTATATCTACGATTCGCTGCCTGCGGATAAGGCGGGTCTTGATACTATATACGTAGCGCCTTATGGGTTCCACACCCAGGTGTTTGTATCCACCGTCAGGGACAGCTTTGCACTGGATGTGCCCTCCACCACCAACTCCTTTAAGGGCGATGAACTGGAGGTACAGATAGTGAACGGCGCCAACGGCGTATGCATCCGCTTTGCCGGGCCTTATATGGCCCCCGCTAACACCGGTCGCGGCGGAACCGGAGGCACTATTTATTTAACCCCCAACAACCGTGCCTCGATCATCTTCCACTTCGACGGCAGCAAGTGGGTAGAGGTAAGCCGCATGGCCCAATAATTCATCTACCAGGATCTTCATTCATACACCCCATAAAAAATAATCAATGGCCATAGGTAATATATCTTTTAATAAGGGACAGGGAGGCTTGGGCCGTCCGCTGCCCGGTCAGGATTTCGTATCCGGACTGCTGTTTTATACACCGGTGTACCCGGTTTGGATCGCCGACCCATCTGACTGGGCTGCAAGCACGCCCTACACGGTAGGTGAGCAGGTGTTGTACACGGATGGCAATGCCTATCAATGTATCACGGCACACACCAGCGGCAACGCCTTTGTGGCCAGCTACTGGGAACTGATAAGCCCCTATCCATACACGGTGGGCGCCGAGGTGATATATACCGATGGTAAGCTATACAAATGTATCACCGCTAACAGCGATGCAAGCTTTACTTCTACCAATTGGGTTAGCCTGGGTACGCCGTCCATCCCCAGCGGGTGGATAGACAACCCGAACATTGCCCTGTTCAGCCCGGCCGATGCCAACACCAATGGCATTCTGCTTAACTATAACAAGAACAACATCTACGACGAGAACAACTTTATTGACGCCGTACCGGCACAAGCCACCGTTACCATCGGTACCGTGGGCCTGGCAGGCGACACCATCAAGATAGTAGCCAGCAACCTGCTTGCCATCAACGAAAATGCGGGGGGCACTATGACCCTGCCACCGGTTACCCTGTGTAACTATACGCTCACGGCTGCCGATGTTAATGATTCGTACGGAACTGTACTGGCCAGCAATATTGCCGCTGCCATCAATGCCAATAAATTAACTACCGGCTTTTCGGCCACCGGTCCTACTACTACATACAACACTCCGGGTTATAACGTTCTGACCGTTAATGCACCCCGGTCGCAGGGCTCATGGTTAAACACCGGTACCAACTTTACGGTGACCGCCACCAAGCAATATACCAATAGTACCCTGGCTGTCACCTCTACCCCGTTTGCTAACGGGCAGGTATCGCTCCAGGCTATTTGGTATTACCATATCAGCGAGTTCTTCCGGATGCAACCGCAGGGGCAATTGTATGTGGGCATCAACCCCATACCCACCAGTTTCACCTTTGGTGAAATAAGCAGCCAGCAGGTATTCTCCGGTGGCATTATACGCCAGGTGGGGGTATACATTGATGGCATAAGCACGGCAGAGGGGGGCAGTCCGTTCGTATTCAATGCCGGCGATCTTACCACCATCCACACCGAGATCACTACGAACGATGACAGGCTGCACATGCCCCTGTCGGCGCTGTACTGTGCCAACATAGCCGGTACTACCGACCTCACCACCCTGCCCAACCTCTCCGCACTGAGCGCCTACAAGGCCAGCGCGGTGATAAGCCAGGACGGTTCGGCGTTCGGTAACTTCCTGTATCAAACCGCCGGTTTCACCATCGGTAACCTCGGCGCCTTGCTGGGCACGGTAGCCTTCGGTTCGGTGAGCGATGATATTATGTGGGTAGGAAAATTCAACATCAGTAACGGGCAGGAATGTAACGTGCCCGCCTTTGGAAATGGGACATTAGTGAGTTCTGTATCGCAGAACTTGCTAACTGCCCTGGATAACAACCGGTACATATTCCTGCTGAAGTATATCGGCAACGCCGGTACCTTCTGGAACGAAGGCAACACGGCGGTGAGCGAAAGTTCCGACTACGCCTATATTGAGAACAACCGGGTGATAGACAAGGCCGACCGCGGCATCTACGCCAGTTTGTTACCGGCGCTCGGTTCGCCGCTTATTGTCAATGCCGATGGCACCCTGACCAACGAAACCATTGCCTACCTGACCGGGCTGGCCAAGGTGAACCTGGACCAGATGGTGCGCGACCAGGAACTATCGGCCTATGCCATCGTTATCAACCCGGCGCAAAATGTATTAAGCACCAGTACGCTCATCATCACCGTACAACTGGTACCGGTGGGTGTGGCGCGTACCATTGAAGTAAATATTGGTTACACCGTAAGCATACAATCATAATCATGGCAACAACCCCCTTAGTAAACGGCGTTAACTACGCCTGGAGCAACGTAAAGCTGGTACTGTTCGGCGTAACCGTAACCGGTATCACCAAGATAAGCTACAAAGCGAAACAGAAGAAGGACGATAACTACGGCCAGGGCACGCTGCCCATCAGCCGCGGATACGGCAACTACGAATTTGACGGCAGCATATCACTTTACCGCGATGAGTGGGCCGGCATCATCTCGCAGGCGCCCGATAACGATCCGCTCTCCATCCCCTGGTTCGATATACAGGTTACCTACGGCGGCAGCAAGGTGACCGCCACCTGCGACACCCTCAAGTCGTGCGAGTTCCTCGACGACCCCTTATCCGTAGGCCAGGGCGACACGAAGATAATCGTGGAGCTGCCGCTGAAGATAGGGCTGATAGAGCATACGTATTAGAAGGAGTTGATTAAGTTATTACGTGATTGAGTTGATTGAGTTCTAACCATTCTCTCAATCAACCAATCAACCTAATCAACTAATTATTGGCGCTACCGGTTAGCGCCTTTTTTTCGTAGTGTGCGCGCCACGCGCGTACGTGCTGTAGCGTATTTCTCGTAGGGACAAACAGCCGGTACTAGTTCTAAATAAAAAAGAGCTGTCATTGCGAGGAACACAACCAATAAAAATAAACGAGTCGTGTGCCGTGGCAATCTTCGATTTTGTCCTTCTGCACTTGCATTACCCTTACAGACACAAATGAGGATTGCCGTGCGGTTTACTTGTATATTTTTAAACGCTGTTTTATTTAAATACAGAATTAAATCGTTCCATGAAATTGGGCTACTTCCAATCCTGCGTTTTCCGTAATGCAAATAATTGGCTGTAAAGATGCTGAAGGCCGTATGTTCCAATTTTCCCGTAATCCGAGATCTTCTTTACCAGCGCATCATTAAATTTTATTTCAAGCGTAACGGTTTGGTCATCGGTCCAATGAACGCGGTATGCATCTTTGAGTGAAGTGAGTTTTATGTAGTTGATCGTTTGAATAAGTTTGGAAAATGAAGCCGTGTCAATTATCGCCTTAAATTTTCCGGTCTTATCGTTGTATTCCTGTGCATCATAATTAGCCGTTCCATCGCCCTTAATGTCTAATTCAAATATCGGGCAGCTTCCGTAGCATGGAGTGGTTGAAATACTTATCGCCAGTATACTGAAGTTATCCGGCGATGGGTTATACTCATAGAAGTCGCCAAATTTGAAGATAAGGGTATCGGTGGAAAACAAAAGCCAGTTCCTTAACCGTGTAGGTAAGAAGATTAAAATGGTGCGAAAGTTACGAGGCATTTCTCAGGAAAAGTTATCTGAGAAATTGACCATACGTGCAAATGCCTTGTCCAAGATAGAGATTGGCGAAAGGGATTTTCATATAATGACATTGAAAAGTATTGCAGATGCTTTGAAGGTAGATGTTAAAGACTTTCTATAAATTCGCATTATGCCAAAGCAAACGAAGGATAAAACGACAAAGGAAAAGAAAGCCAGTTTTGATAAACTGGTGAAAGTGTTTTTGTCACCTAAACCGAAAGTAAAGAAGAAAGGGGCCAAATAAACCCCTTTAATCATTTATCTAATTTCATTTCGTTCAGCGAAGGGAAGTATTCAGTTCCTTCACTAATTGCAACATAAACTTGTTCAATTGCAATTTTGCCCCTATGCGTTAAATGGTAAGTATGTCCAGCGCCATATGGGGTAATTAGTTTTTCGTTTTTTAAAAAATCGAGAGCCTCATCAAAGTCATTGTCAATAATACCTACTTTTGAAGATAGCTTTTGAACGTCACCCCAGCGGTTTGTTTGCCCATTAGTATCTTCATATAATTCTTTCAAAATAATAAATCTATTTCGCCTTTTCTGTCTTATTAAATCGGTCATATTTAAGAATTGGATTAGTAAAAATTTCGATAGGGGGCTATCCTTATTCTTTTACAAAAGTAACACAAATTAATTCAATTCGCCAAACTGTTTGCTGAAACAGCTATATAGTTACCTCTCAAGAGGGGAACCGGACCTCATAATACATCACTCCCAATTTTACCCGAAATTTCTAAAAGCAGGATGAGCTAAGGGCGTTTACCCCCTTGAGAGGGCTTACCGGCGCTTACTTAATCAACTCCATCCACTAATCAAAATCAGGGCTGGCCAGTACCAGGAACGAAGGCGTATCGTTATAGTCGGTCAGTATCTCCTCGCCAGTGTGCTGTATAACCTTGAAAAATGTCGTTATGATATAAGTCATCCCGGTTAGTGAGGATTGTCATATTTATCAACCCTTTTACTGCGTAGCATTGCCGTATGGAGCAGAAGATAAAACGACTACAACAAGAGATCAGGCGGCAGAAAGAGCGGCTAACTTCCGCCCCGCCGGAATTGCAAATCAGGATCCGGGAAATTATAGAATCCAAATTGCTGGAACTTAAAATGCTCCGGTATAACATGGACAAAATGAACGATGGCAATCTGAATAAGCCAGGCAGCGTAACCCCTCCCTGGCCTGACGACCTTCAACATCCGTCCGTAAATTAAATTCCGCACCATAAATTAAAAGCCTACACATTGCACTGCAATGTTTTAAACCTAAATCCCTATGGCTGACATTCAAACCATCTTCGCCCACACCAACTTTACCAACGACCGGCAAAAGGCGCTGGCCGCCGTTGTCTATCTCTCTTCGCTGGCTAAAAGGCGAATGGATAAGCTGCTGGCTCCTCACGGGCTGTCGCTAAACCAATACCGGGTGCTGCGCGGGCTGAAGAAGCTATACCCGAAGGCCATACCCGTGTACAAGCTCATCGAATTTGTAGTAGAGGACGATGCCGACGTATCGCGCCTGGTCAACAAACTGGAGGAAAGGCACCTGGTGATCCGCCAACCCGACAAGGTGAAGCGAAACGTATCGCCGGTCATCATCACCCTGGCCGGTATCGATACTATACAGCAAATAGACAAGCGCCTCGACTTTATGATAGAGCCAATTACCACCATCAACCCCGAACAGTGCGAACAGCTGAAGCTGATGCTGGAAGGCCTGATCGATTCATTCGCTACCCATGCAGAGGAAGAACCCTACGCCGTCCGCGCCAGTGTATGGTAGGCTGTTGCCACTCCGGGCGCTGTGGCCACCGGGTGTACGCGCGTGGCGCGCCAACTATAGCGCAAACGCTAACCGGTGGCGCCAAATATACCCTCCACACCGCAAATAGCAATCTTCAAAGAACATGAAGCGTAATCAATCACCTGATCTCCCAATCAACCTAGTCAACCAATCAACCTAGTCAACTTAATCAACCCAATCAACCACTTAACCCAATTCAAACATAATCCGGTTGCGCCCGGGCCAGGAAGGGGGGCGTGTCGTTATAATCGGCCAGTATCTCCTCATCCGTTTTGATGGGCGCTATGGCCACTAAGTTATAATAACCGGCTACCGGTTGCAGCTTGCTGTTGGGATGGCCCGAGTGGTTCACGTACCTGGCCATGTCGGTAAGCTGCGGATGCGAAGCCTTAAAGCCCACTGCCACGCCGATGGTTTCGCCGGCGGCAATATCGCGTGCGGCCATCAGCCCGCGGCCGTGTATCTTCGACGGGCCTACCTTAAACACCAGCTCATACGGCGTTGGGTACATAGCGGGTTGCTGTGGTTGCAAATGCATACCCAAATATAATAAGCCTATACCTGCGCACCGCACACCCTGTGGATAATTGAACCGGCCCTGCGGCAGCGCTACCCGGCCGAAAAAAGGGCGAGGAGCGCAGCGATAAGCAGCGTGGCGAACAACATCAGCGCCAGGTAGCAGCGGGTGGTAACGGGTGTGTGGGTCATAACGGGTAGTGATTATGTATAAAGGCCAATAAGTATTACGGCAGCCATAAATGCAATAGCCAGGAAAAACAGGACCACCGTAAATACCATACGTGCCATAATGGGTAAAAAACAATAGTACGGGATTTATTTCAAATAACAATAAAAATATAATTGTTATAACAACTATACCAGCGTTGCAACATTGAGTGGGAGAACAGGCACTGTGCCATTACTGCGCCTGCAGCCTTGTTTTACCTGCCTTGTACTTCAATGACTAATATCGTATTATTGCACAAAACACCACCACTATGCAGCTTAGGATCATTATGTTACTTGTTTACTTTGCAGGGATGATATTGGTTATCATAGGGGCCGTAATGCGGATCATGCACAACCACGATGGCAATAACTACCTGATGCCCGGCCTTATATTACAGGCCGCTGGTATGCTTGGCTTTATCGGCCTCATATTCAGAAAACTCAAGTAACAATTACCGGGGCGTGCATCTCAGTGCAGCCTCACCGCTCCATCACCAGCTTCTGTGTAGCCACTCCTGCCCCACTCTTCACACTCACTAAGTAGATGCCTGCGGCCAGGTTTAAATTGATCGACGATTGCAAATTCTATATCTCGGTTTGAAACAACAATTGTCCCTCTTCATCATACACCTCAAGCATACTGCCCAACAGTTCATTGCCAACCGCCAACTGCCAATTGCCAACTGATGGATTGGGGTAGAACCCGCAAACACGTTCTCGCCGCTAACCGCCACACAGTTAATGGTACCCCCATACGGCCCATTCGTTACCCACTGCGCCCCGGCGCCAAGTGCAAGCCATGAAAGCAACATTGCAAATAATAACTGTTTCATTTATTCAAACATCCGGGTGTGAACGGAAGTCTGAGACAAGATAGGGATTTTTATAGAAGCGACGCCAAGGTGTCCGACACCCTTGTGGGCAGGGTTGCCGGTTGTACGAGTTCAGGGGCGCCTTTAGTGTACGAAGGTGTCGGACACCTTAGATTCCCCCAAAATCACCGTTCAAAAAAACCTCGCGCCATGATTAAAGGGTGGTCAATAAGGACAGGCCTCACTCCTCCAGCCCCAACTCGCCCGAGCCGGTGGTTATCTTGTTATCCTCTATCACGTTATCTATCATGTCCAGTACGTGCTTAAAGCCCTCGGCCTCCTCATCCTCGCGGGGCTCCAGCCGCTCCTGCATGGCGGTAAAATAGCCGCGCTCGCAACCCAGGTGCTTACACAGGCCCTTCCAGCAATAGAACGCCTCGCGGGGGAAGGTAAACCCAACGCCATCGTCGGTGGTTACCAGGCTCATGGGTTGATCATCGCACCATTGAAAATAGCTGCAGGCGGCCTCCCAGAGCTTGTCCGGGGTTTCAAACACCGGTTCCGCGCCAGGGGTAACGGGCTTATCTTGGTTGGTTTCGCTCATAGGCCACAAATATAGTTGCCTTTATCCTAACTTGGTTAATTATAATCAACAAAACCGTGCCTTTAAACACCTTATTATCAACAAGCGTAAACCAGTACCGGCGGGGCCTTGGGCCGCCGGTCGTCCCCTTATTTCTCCGACCGGTCGTGCCCGGTCCTGGTTCTGGCGGTATTACTTGTCCTTATATCCTTGGTGCGGTCCTGGGTGGCGGTATCCCTGCGCTGCTCCTGGTCCAGGCTTACCTCGTGTATAAAGAAATATTTACGCAAGGGCCTTGACAATATCCTCTTCCAGTTAGCCGTAAATATGCGCCGCAACAGCAGCACCAGGTTGCGGAAGAAAATGGGCTTGGTAACAAACAGGCTGGCGCCGGTTTTAAACGCCTCCTCCACATCCTCATCGGTATGCGATGCGGTGTAAATAACCGTTGGTATATCCTTCAGCTCATCATCCTTCTTTATTTCCGTCAGCAGGTCCTTGCCGTCATCCAGCGGCATCTTATTTTCCATAAAGATGATATCCGGGTTGGGTATCGATTCATCCTTCAGGTTATCCATCAGCTCCTGGCCGCTATCGGTGGTGGTTACCTTGGCGTTGATGCGTGCCTCGCCCACTGCCTCCTTAAAGTTTTCCTGATCCGCCTTATCCGTATCGGCAATTATGATATTGGCAGGCTCCGCCTTGCTCGCATCGGTGGGCTGCTTCGCATCGGTATTGGGGTCGATGTCGTCCTGCATTATCGTGGGGAGTTATCCTATAAATGTACACTTTTCTATTAACCCGCGGTTAAAAATAAATGTTGTGCCGGGCTATACTGCTTATTTGCCATTGTTTACTATATTTGGTTATATGACTATACCCGCTGAAATAGAGGCATTACAAGTAGAGTTAGATGCCTCCACCCACTTAAACAAACAGGCTGAAATATTGGTTCACATATTAGCTAAGCATAAAAGTATTTCGCTACCCGGCAGCGAACCGCATATTGAAAAACTTGCTGCAATAGCCCTTCAATTGAACGATAAAAAATATATGGGCTGGGTTCACTATTTTAATGCCGCAACCAGGCTATTACTGGGAAACTTCCCCCTTGCTTTAGAACAATTACAACTTGCCCAAAATATATTCGGCGGGTTGGATGAACCACTGGCTCTGGCTTCCACTTATGCCTCTATAGGTTTTCTTTATCAAAGGCAGGGTAAATATTCCGAATCGTTCTTAAATTATGAGAAGGCTTTAAAAATAAGGAATGAATGGTCGTTGACCGGCACCGGAAGCGCGCAAATAAATAATCAAAATGGTATTGCGTCTGTTTACAATGGTATAGGTATGAGTTATTATTTTTCCGGCGATATCGCTAAGGCCAGGAGCTATTCCATGGATGCCCTGGAAATTAACCGGAGAAATGGCGATAAGGTGGAAATGGCAAACACATATAAGAATATCGCTATTCTACATTATGAAAAGGAACAGTATGCCGAGGCCTTGGAAAATAATCGCGTTGCCTTAAAATTAAAGGAGGAAATAGGGGACCAAGTGGGTATTTCAGGCTTGTACACGAACATTATGGCCATTTATGCTATGCAGGGCAAATATATTGAGGCCATATCCTGTGGTTTGGAGGCGCTGAAAATAGCAGAAGAAATCAGAGATGAATACAATGTTCTGTTGTTACGCTTGAATATTGGAGTGATATACGGAGAAATGGAAAATTTTGAGCAGGCATTAACGTATTTCCTTTCAATAAAAAAATACAAACGCGAAACATCATACGGCTCTATTATCTCGAGCGCCTGTAGCAATATCGGTATGATCTATACCCGCATGGGCCGCTTTGAAGAAGGCATCGCAATTCTTAAAGAAGATCTGCAATACAGAACGGAGATCGGTAGCAAGATGGGCGCCGCCGATGCTACGGCTAAAGTGGGTATGGCGTATGATCGCCAGGGCAATTTTCAAGAGGCGCTCTCCTGGCATTTTTCTGCATTGAAGTTATATGAAGATATTAAGGAACCTAGCAGCTCGTTGATCGACCTGTATTTACATATAGGTAAAAGCTTAAATGGGATAGGCGATACTATAAAAGCCAATGAATATTTACTCAAGGCTTTGGAAATGACAAAGGAAACAGATAATAAATCACGGACCGTATTTGCCCTCGAAGGTTTGTATAAATTAGAAAAAGGCCGGGGCAACGGAATGGCGGCGCTGGATTATTACGAACAATTTATTGAATTGGAGAAACAGTTGCAAAACGAAGAAGTAACGAAAAAGATAGCCAGCCTACAATTCGATTACCAACTGGAGAATAAAGAAAAGGAAGCCGAAATAGAACGGCTGAAAAACACGGAACTGAAACAGGCCCTCGAAAAATTACAGCAGGAAAAACAACTAAACGAGCAGTTATTTCATAACCAGATGCAGGACCTGAAACTGAACGCCCTGCAGGCGCAAATGAATCCGCACTTTGTATTTAATTCGCTAAACGCCATACAGCAATACATCTGGACCAAGGACCCGGCCGAAGCCAGCGCCTACCTGGCCCGTTTCTCGAAACTGATCCGGTCTATCCTCGACAACTCGCGCCGCCAGTTTGTAACGCTGGAACAGGACCTTACCGCCCTGGAATATTATATCGAGCTGGAGTCCATCCGGTTCGAGAAAAAGTTTGAATACGATTTAGTGATGGATCCGGAAATCAATAAGGCAAAGATCGAACTACCGCCCATGATCATCCAGCCTTTTGTCGAAAATGCCATTGTACACGGCCTGCTACCGCTCAATAAGCCCGGCCGTTTGGGCATAGAAATAAAACTTCGCGATAGCAACCTGCTGCACATTGTTATACGCGATAACGGTGTGGGCCGCCAACATGCCAGCAGCCTGAAAAGCAAATCGGGCAAAAGCCATCAATCCGTAGCATTACAACTAACCAAAGAGCGGCTGGAGAAAATGAATGCCCAGCAAAACGAAAACTCCATCCTTATCAGCGACCTGTACGATACCGACCGCAACCCCGCCGGTACTATGGTAGAAATTGAAGTACCGGTGGAGTGTATTTAGAAACCAGTCAATATAATTTGGCGCGCACCGGCTGCGCTTTTCGCCGAAGTGTGTGCGCCACGCGCGTACGTGCTGTGGTGTTTAGTTATTTAAGCGCCAACAGCCGGAAACTAAAATCTGCTAATTCGCGAAAGATTAGGAGGGATTAGGAGGTTGGGGGGCACTTCTAATTGTACCGAATTCGGAATAATTAAAAAAAACGAGTTTAATTTGACAATCCTTTATAATTATAGATTTGCGATATAAGATTGCTTTTAGAATAAGCAATTTTAGACCCTATATGCTTTTCATAAACTGCAGGTAATTTTAGCTTAAGTTCATCATCAAAGATTGCATCAGTGATTCCATCAATAAG